GCGCAACAGCCACGTCCGAAATCAATCCTGCCACAGGCGAATTAACTACAATCAACATTGTCAGTGGTGGCTCGGGTTATAGACCTATTCCTCCCACCAATCTTCAAGCACAACTTATAATTTCTACAGGCAGAGTGGAAAACATACTATATAGGTAAATGAAGTTTCAAAAAATTGTAGGTTTTGGTGATTCATGGATGTACGGAGACGAACTCATGGATCCAGAATATGCTGCTGCTCATCCCAATGGACACTACAGCGATGAACAAAATTTTCCGTATAGGCTAAGGCATTGCTTCTTAGGGCAATTGGGACATCACTACGGTGTGCCCATTGAAAACTTTGGTGTACCCGGCGGCAGCTTAACCAGCACAATGTGGACATTTCAATGGTGGCTAGACAATGAAAAAGTCCCACTAGATGAATGTTTGGTATTGATCGGTCTGACCAATGCAGACCGTATTACTCATTATGATCCGAACCACAAACACTATTCCATGGATCCAGAATGGAACAAATTTGTTCACAGTACTTGGGTGAACTTTGGCAGCTCTGTAGTTCCTGATGACTTTGCTACTATGATGAAGTATCAAATGACACTTACAGATTGCCCTGCCCTTAGCCGACTCAATTATCAACATGCAGTGTTGTTCTTTGACGGAATAGCTGCCAGAAACAATTTGAACATGTTTCAGTTCAACATCATGCCAGCTGAGCGCGAAATACCAAATGTTCCTACTTTGCAAGAACCAGGACACAGTTGGACCATGTGGTTCAGAGATCACCACGGAAATCAAAAAAGAGAATTAATCTGTCAAGATGGTCATCCCAATGAAATTGGGCACAGTCTTATCCGAGATCGCTTGATTTCTTACATTGAATCATGTTAAACTAGCAAGATGCTAGATATCTTAAACTACTTGCCTGTGAAGCGTAAATCTACGCCATCGGGCTGGATCAGTTTTAACTGCCCGTTGTGCGGAGATCGACGCAGTCGTGGCGGACTCAAAGCCAACGATCAAGGCTGGAGCTATCATTGTTTTAACTGTAGCCATACATCAAGTTTTGTATTGGGACGAACTGTTGGATACAAAGCCAAAGTTTTTCTGGAAAAGCTAGGAGTTACGGAACAAGAAATCAATGCACTGAATTTAGAAAGTCTAAGACATCGTAGCATACATGGTATATTGGATGATCGTGCTAGGGTGGCAAACTCTTTGACCGATACTAAATTTGAAGAGTTTGATGACTTTCCGCCAGCCACTGAATTGATCACACAAGAGCATCCATTTTATTGGAAGTATTTGCGAGATCGCCGAGTGCCTGAAGATTTTCCGGCCATGACTACTATTCGCACAGATGGCATCCACTGGGTGAGACCGCATGTGACGATACCATTTACATACGATGGAAAGATTGTGGGATGGTCGGCTAGATTTTTAGATAACAAGGCTCCCAAGTATATCAATCACACACAGCCAGGCTATGTATTCGGTACAGAATTGCAACACAACAATTGGCAGTATGTGATTGTGGTTGAGGGTATATTTGACGCATTGAGCATTGACGGTTTGTCAGTGATGCACAACACAGTGAGTGATGCCCAGGCTAGACTGATTCGTAATCTAGGACGGGAAGTCGTTGTTGTGCCCGATCAAGACTCAGCAGGACTAGAACTAGTAGATCGTGCTGTGGAACTCGGGTGGTCAGTTAGTATTCCAGATTGGCCCCAAGACGTCAAGGACGTAAACGATGCTGTGGTAAAGTTTGGTAAATTAGCAACATTGCTAACTATAATGCAGTCCCGAGAAACCAGCAGAATTAAAATAGAATTAAGGAAAAAGAATCTTGCTAAAAGAATACAACGCTGAAGTTCAGAAATTGTTTTTGGAAATGATGTTGGAAGACGCAAGTAGTTATGTGCGTGTTCAAAACATCTATAACCCGCAGAACTTTGATCGGAGTTTGCGTCCGGCAGCTGAGTTTATCAAAGAACACTCAGACAAGTTTCAGACCATGCCGGATCGCACACAGATTGCAGCCGCAACAGGGGTCAAGCTACAGTCAGTGCCTGAACTCAACGAAGGCCACTATGATTGGTTCATGACTGAGTTTGAAGGCTTTACCAAGCGCCAAGAACTTGAACGTGCTATCTTAAAGGCAGCCGACTTGCTGGAAAAAGGCGAGTTTGAGCCTGTGGAAAAGCTGATCAAGGATGCTGTGCAGATCTCGTTGACCAAGGACCTAGGCATGGACTTCTGGGCCGATCCCGAAGCCATGTTTACCAAGTACTTTGATGCAGGTGGACAAGTTAGCACAGGCTGGCAGCAGATGGACAAGCTGTTGTATGGTGGCTTCAGTCGTGGTGAACTCAACATCTTTGCAGGCGGCTCGGGCTCAGGCAAGTCGCTGGTGATGATGAACATTGCCTTGAACTGGGTGCAACAGGGCTTGCATGGTGTTTACATATCGTTGGAACTTAGTGAAGAACTCACAGGCCTGCGCACAGCGGCCATGTTGACACAGATGAGCACCAAAGACATTCGACGTGACAAAGAAACTGCGGCACTCAAAGTCAAAATGGTGGGCAAGAAAGCAGGCAGCTATCAAGTCAAAGCATTGCCGGCGCAAAGCAATATCAATGACATTCGTGCGTTCTTAAAAGAATACCAAATCAAAACAGGGCATCGTGTGGACTTTATGATGGTTGACTACTTGGATTTGTTGATGCCTGTGAGCGCCAAAGTCAGTCCCAACGACTTGTTTGTCAAAGACAAGTATGTAAGTGAAGAACTGCGTAATTTGGCCAAGGAGCTGGGCATCCTAATGGTAACTGCATCGCAGTTGAATCGATCGGCAGTGGAAGAAGTGGAGTTTGATCACTCACACATTTCGGGTGGTATTTCTAAGATCAACACAGCAGACAATGTGTTTGGTATTTTCACAAGCCGAGCTATGAAAGAGCGTGGTAAGTATCAAATTCAGTGTATGAAGAGTCGTAGTTCTACAGGTGTTGGACAAAAGATTGATCTTGAATACAACATTGAAACCATGCGTATCACAGACGCTGGCGGAGAGGAAGAAGGCTTCTCTAAGAAACCCACAAGCTCGTTTATGGATCAAATCAAGGCCAAGGCCACAGTATCCTCTGCTGACACTAGCAACAGTGCTCCTAAATTTGAACGTGCCACTGGTACACCTGCCTGGGAAAAAGCTCCACAAGAGTCCAGCAAAATTACTGCGGATGTGCAAAGTGCAAAACTCAAACAATTGTTGGGACAAATCAAGACCAATTGATCATTTCAGCTAGTTTAGGCAAGTAATTTTTGAGATTTATACCTTTTGCAGTGTCTTGTTTTTTAATTTCAACTTTGAATCTTTCGAATTTATCTTGTTGAGATTCTTGATTGTCGTTGCCAATCAAGGTACGATAATCAACATCAGACAGTGTGTTCTTTAGATATTCCTTGACATTTAGTGGCAGCACTTTGGGGTGCAACCATGCTGGATTGTAAACAATGTTGTTTGAAAATATTATTTTTTCTTTGTTAAACCAGTTGACTGTTTCGTTGTGGTAGATAACGTTTAGATTGCTGATCGTATAGTTAGAACTTACATTGTCGGTTATTTCTCTGAAGAACGTTAAGTTGTTGGTTAAATCGCTCCATTTCAATGGATACCTGACATATTCAAACACTTGCTCGGTCCCATCTATGCTCACTGAAAAATTTACATTTTTAAACTTTGATAGTATGCGTTTTTGATGATCAGTCAACGATACACTGCCGTTTGTTACCATGCTAAGAAATACCTTGTCGTTGCCAATGTCTAACATGTATTCTAATAGATCAAAATTTTTCTTTTCATACAAAGGTTCTCCGCCGATTAAACTCAGCATCTTGAGATTTTTGAAATTGATTTGTTGTTTAACTGCTTCAATATCAATAAATTTATATTTTCTTTCTGGAACAATATCAAACATTTTCTTTTCAAGTTGATACCAACTGCTACTAGATCGAGGCCCGCAGCTTACACACATTGCATTGCAGGTATAACTGGTAATCAGTTTCAACATGATAGTTTCGGTATTGCCTTTTTCGGCATCATTTTTGATAAGTTCTAAATCTTTATCTAATACCCAGTCCAGCGTTGAATTTTTTAATTGTCGATCACTTGTTATCCCATTGGATTCTAAGTGCCAACATTTGTTGCATTCTGTGGGCTTTTTTCCAGAAAGCATTTCTTTTTTTATTTTTTCAACATTATAGCCTGTTGGAAGCAAACAACAGTGTGTGTTGTAATCTTCCCAGTTTAGTTCTTTACCAAACCACGGTAGTACGCAAAATGTATCGCTCATGGATCTATTTACATAACATTGCCTAAACAAATAAATAATAAAAAGGCCCTAAGATCATGCAAAAGAAAACTCGTAGTTTGCTTGAAGAACTCGATGCAATGTACGTTGAACGCGACAAGCGTCATGTAATTGAAAATCGTGCCTCCAACATTATTGCCAGTGCAATTAGACTGTTGGAGGAAATTGACGCCACCTACAACGCAGAGCAAGCTGAAAATTTGCATCGTAAGCTGCTGAATGCTATCAAACTGCGCGATCCTGGCAAATTTACAAGAACAGTGAGACGCACAGATGCAAATTCATGAGCTAAACAAACGACAACAAGTCAATGAAGTTGATTTAGTTGGGCCCAACAGTATTTTCAATGTAGGAAAGCAAGTTTTAAAAAATCCTGCTGCACTGGTTAAAAGCAGTGCCCTGGGTGCGGCTCAACAAGACGCTGCTCAAGCATCTGCTGTAAAGAGCGCAGACAAGCTAGCAGCCCAAGGATATCAGGTTGGCGGCAGCGTCAAGCCCGCAACAACAGTGGCACAAAAGTTGCAGACTGTTAAAACAAATCCCGCAGTACAACAGCAAGTTAGAAATTTAACGTCTCAATGGATGACTCAGAGTTCTGCACTGAAAAGATCCATGCCAGTTACAGAAGCAGTGGCAGTGTTTAATCCCAGCGATTTA